TAAAAAATATAAAAATATATACATCATGAGTATGCAGATGAATTCGAATACTCATGATGTATATCTTAAAGCGTCAAATTAAAAGCTCTATATCGAGCGCGTATGATGGTTTTTCTTTTCTGCCTAAAAATATATAATCTATCCTCTTCACAGCGTTTTTGAGAAGTATATTTTTCTCTTCCGCTGAAAGATCATCGTTCCTGAGGCCATCGACCGCGGCTCGTAATCTAATAACTTGCTCGCTGTAATTTATACGCTTCGGCCGGTTCTTCTTTAATGCGTCTATCTTTTGACTCAGATCATTCATTTCCGCCCTGATAGAGCCGTTGCGCTCTAAAAAAACCTCTTCCGAATAGATTCCCTTTTCAAGGAGGTCATATTGCTTCTTTTCTTGCTCTGCCATCGATTGTAGCTCATCTTCCATCCTCTGTATCTGCTTTGCGTAAATGCTGTCATCGTCCGAATCACTGCTGTTTGTTTTCGCTTCTAATTCTATAGAAATCGACTCGAGCGAATTGGAGACGTTCTTTATCGCGTCGTCCAGGTATGCAGACTTTCCTCCACACCCTTTTGTCCGGCATTCTATACGGTCCTTTGTGTTCCCTTTATAAGGGTGCCGTGTCATTGATCGGCCACATTCAGAACAGTATACCAGTCCGGACAGCGGGTTTTTGATCGCATGATCTACGTGTGCACGAGGGTCGTTTCTGAGCATTTCCTGTACACCGTCATACACATATTCTTTTACAAGTCCCTTGTGTCTCCCTTTTACTAATACAACGTCTTCGGGGTCGGCCGTGCTTTTCTTTCTTACAAGATGCCCGTCTTCATACGAAAATTCGGTTTTTGTATACGCAAAACGGACGTAGCCTTTATAGTGAGGATTCTGAAGAACAAAGCTCACAGAAGAGCGTTCCCATTTTTTGCCCCTTGGTGGTTTGACGTTTATGCTGTTTAGATAGAACGCAATTCGTCCCAGACTTTTGCGTTCAAAAAATTTCATATCAAAAATTTTCGTTACGACCCAACCGAACTCACCGGCTTTCAGTGTCGGGCCGATTTCGTCATTCACCTTGTCGTAACCGTACGGCGGTATGCTGCCGATAAAATTCCCCTTCTGAGCCGACAGGACTCGACCTCGCCAAAGAATCTCCTTTGTGTATTCAAGATAGTCATTCCCTCGCATTAGTTCCTGCTCAAAAAATTTGCGCTGCATCTTGTTCGACAGGTCGTATTCCATCTGAAGCGTTATAATGCGCGTGTTCGAATACCTGAAAGCGTTTTCGACCTTTCCACAGTCTTCCAGATCGCCTCTTGTGAGTCGCTGCGGTTCGACAGTAAGAACAGCCTTAACATTATCGGCTTCGATGATCCGCAGCAGCTCTATCATCTTCGGACGTTCAATGATAGTTTCGCCGGATACGACTTCACGAAGAATGTGATCTTCGCGGATGCGATAGCCGAGCTTTTTCAGTGCCATTTCCTGAAGCATTGTTTCATGCCTGGCAAGTACATCCTCTACAGATTCCAGCGGACTGTCTGCCCGGCTCTTTCTTAGATATATATAGTATTCATCCATTTTGTTTTTCCTCATTTTTTTATTGTAATTTTTTGCAATCACAGTATAATGAAAGTACGGAAGTACATACATTCATTTTTTTCTTTTTGTGTTGTGCAATACCACATGCATACACTTACCAACACACATGCTCTCTAGCGTGTAAATACCCATTTCGTGTACAAGTCTCAAGTACTCGATGCATGAAACCTTCTTTCGATAAAAGCCCCGACGCCAAACGGGGCTTTTATTTTTGCCCTTTTTCACTCTCGTTTGGCAGCACAATTGTGTAACATCCTTTTCCGTCAATAACTGCCTGCCGTCCCCGCTTAATCGCAAGATTCAGAAGGCTCATGTTCGGTTGCACGTGTGCCGGATTGTTCAAGATGTCTTTCGATTCTGACACTTCATAACTTATCGCTATGCTTGCGGCGATGTTCAATCTGTATTCCAGCGGTGTCTGCAAGTAGGCCGTCAGCATTTCTATGATACAGATCGGGGACGATCCGTGGCAGCCTTGCAGGATGTATAGAAGTTTCCGTTTCTGATCTACAGTTAGATTAGATACAAGCGTCAGAAGCGCAAACCCGACATCCTTTTCATTCGCACCGGGTTCGATCCGATCAAATTCGTACGGATAGAGAATCTTCAAATAATACGGCATCGGCTGGACACCGAGAACCAGGAACCATTCAAAACCCATTTGCTGAGACGGGCAAGACGTCCCGTTCTCCCAGTTCTGGACCGTCTTTTTACTTACTCCCAGAGCCTTAGCCATGTAGTCTTGACTCTTTCCAGCCGCTTCCCTTGATGTCCTCCACATTTTTGCGAATCTTTCCGAAATGTCATATTTTTTCATCATATAGAAACACTTCCTTAATTTTCCCTCTTTCGGTGTAAAAATTTTCCCTCTTTTTAACGAAAAAATGATAATTACGCAATCTCTACTGATTTGATAGAATATAATCGTAACTAATATTATATAGAAACGTTAAAAATGATTGGGATGGTGCACATGAACAAGAAGAAGCAGATCAGGGAGATTGAGCAGATGCTCCTTGATTCGGACTGTGACACCGTAACGGCTGTTCACAGTGTATTGTCGAGGCTCAGGAAGCCTCGAGATGAACGAACGTGTTGGTTTTTTAAGCTTGCGGGCAAAATTGGCAAGCGATTCAGAAAGCGGGATAGTATATGAGTAACGATGAGCTAAAAATGTACATTAAGAAGCACATTGACGAGATAGAAGACAGCTCGCTGCTGCTTTTCATCTACAAGTTAATAATCAACTTGATATAGTTGTATCAACTCAATTCAGTTGATGTATTCAGTTGATATGTAAGCAACAAGGCCCCTCACGAACTGTGAGAGGCCTTTAAACTACTTATTTTTCACCTCATAAGATGCTGCCTTGTATGTAATTACTGTACCGCTAGGCTCGTCATTGTCATACTGTACAACTTCTACCTTGTGCGTTCCTTCTTTGAGCGCGTCGCCCTGAAGGTCAAGTGATACCTGTGAGTCTGCGAGCTGTTCTTTTGCTGTCTCTTTTCCGTCTACATAAATGTATGACAGATGTGATCCGTCCATCCCCGTTGAGTCAAGACCGATCTGATCCAGAATAGTGTCCGCTGCTTCGAAGAGTACCGGAACGTTTCCATCCTCAGATGTGCCGGATGCACAAGCGATGTACATTGTGCCGTCTCCCATATCTTCATAGTCACCGGAAAAATCAACTCCGGCGGCCGCTTCTGTAGCCGCTTCTGTTTCTGGTGCCTCAGATACAGCCACGCTTTGAGCTGCTTCTGTTGCCGGTGCCTGTGTCTCTGTAGTCTTGCCACCACATGCTGTGATGCTTGCAACGATCATAGCGAATGTGACCGCTGTACAGATGAATTTTTTCATGTTCCCTCTACTTCCTTTCTTTTATATATCAGGAATAGCCCCGGATTGTTCCGGGGTTCCCGAATATTCGAATATCATTCTTCTGGCGTTGCCGCTTCAGCAAGCCTTTTGACGAATTCAGCGAATGCCATCAGCTGTTCGTCTGTCATCTTCTCCATTGACCGACAAAGCTCCAAAGACATTTTATATCTCATAGAGCCTCTATCTTTATAGAGACGTCCGACTAACTCAGCCAGTTCGTCCTCAGAACCTTTTATATAAGGTTCCCCTTCTCCCGTCCTGAGCCAATGCTCATTGACGGAATACATTCGGCATATATCTCGTATTGTTCTATCCGCAAGTGAACGTTTTCCAGTCTCTACAAGAGAAATATAATTCTTTGTAAGTCCTACTTTTTCAGCAAAATCCTCTTGCGATAAATTCAGAGATTGGCGAAGCGCTCTCACTTGGTCCTTCATTTTATCACCTCTCTTCTGATGATTCTATTATATATCATTAGTCATACAATGTCAAACAAAAAATAAAAATATTTCAAAAATAGATTGACAAAGTGTGACTAATGGGTTATAATAATCATACAAAGTCAAACACAAACAACCACAAGGAGGAAATAAAAAATGATTATCGCAGAATACAAACAGGGAAGAAATAAAAATTTCTTTTTAAGAGAAAACGAAGGCGTTTATTACTTAGAGAAAATCACAAAGGCATGCGGCTTTACATTAAAAGCCGGAACAGAAAAAGAAGTCGAAAAGTATATCAATGACAACGGATTTGATCTTGTCAGAGTCATTGATGAAAATTAAATAGAGCACAGGGAGGCGGAAGGCCTCCCGGAAAGGACAGATTGGCTGTTTAAGGTAGAAAGAGAGGTATAAAGGATGTATTCATTTAAAGCGCACTACACCAACATGGACAATGGAGAGCAGATCACAAGGAGAATTGAATTTCTGGGCGACGGAGACGAAAAGAGTATCTATCTGATGGCTATGGATATGGCATACGACCTGAAAAAGGAAAACGAATGTCTCGGTACTGTTGAATTCATTTCATGTTAGCCGAAACGGTCAGAAATGACCGTCTGTCGGGAGTGACCACCCGGCACTGATGATGGCAGGTCAGAAAGGAAAAAACATGAAGATATCTAAGAAAGAATATTGCGAGATGATTCGCAACGCTTTTGAATGTTCGAGAGATTACCTTTATAAGGGTAAATACAAAGACGCCTATTTCCAGTTGGGGCTTGCAAGAGGAATCATTATCGTTATGGATTTTGAGAAAGCAATTACACAAGAGGAATTTAATAAGCTTTTGAAAGCCACATTTGAAATTGAAAGATGCGCAGATAATTACGCAGAAGCATTGAAAGCGTTGGAGGAATAAAGAGAAATGGAAAATTATTATAAAAAAGTAGAAAAAAGATTCATTATGGCAGCTATCGGCACAAATGATAATGCGAGACAAAGAGACGTCAACAGAAACCACGTCAACTATGGCTATTGCATAGCATGGGCCATAGCGTTGGATGACATGGGGCATGAAGTGTCTCTTCCAGTCTATGAAGAAGACGGATTCTTAAAAATTCTGTATCTGGAAATAGATGGCGTGAAAATCGCAAAATTTGAATAATCAAACCGGCGTCGGTTAAGCCGTAGCGTCAAAGCAAGCGCCGGATTTAAAAATATAAGAAAGGGGGCCTTTGAATGGCTGAGAAAATGACAAAGATGGAGCGCCATCAGGCGTATGATGACATTTTGGAATATTGCGATAAGATTCAGAGCCTGTATGATCTCGGAAGAGTATCTGGGACGGCTGGAACACTCGCAATGATGGCAGAAGCAGCGAAATTAGAGCAGAAAGAAAGAGGTGCATAAGAATTTAATTTTTGCAGTTACGGTACATCAATTAACAGTATAACTGTTAATAACAATAAACGAAAGGAGTTAAAAAGATGAAGCTCAGTAGAGACAAAGTCAGAATTTCTATGATTAGAAAGAAGATGACCATTGACGAGCTGGCGAAGACTTACGGCTGTTCAAGAAGCCGAATTTATGTGCTTCTGAACAGTCAGAACATAAGACAGAGCAGCGCCGAAAAATTTGCAAAGGCGCTCGGATGCGAAACAGTAGATATTATTGAGGAGGCATAGCATGAACGAAATTAAAATTTTTGAGAATCAGGAGTTTGGCAAAGTTCGAACAGCATTGTTGAATGATGAACCAATGTTTTGTTTAGGCGATGTATGCAAAGCATTAGGGATTGCACAAGCTTCCAAGGTAAAAGAAAGACTTAGCGAAAAGGGTGTGCATAGTATTCCTACCCTTACGGCCGGTGGAGAGCAGAGGCTTCTGTATATTAATGAGTCAAATCTTTACAAAGCGATTTTTCACAGCAGAAAAGAGAGTGCAGAACGTTTTACGGATTGGGTAACTTCCGAAGTTCTCCCATCCATCCGCCAGACGGGTGGTTATCAGATGACAATGCCGCAGGGTAAGGAGTTGTTAGCTCTGGCAGTTCTGGAAGCACAGAAGACCATCGAAGCACAGAATAAGGACATCGAGAGAATGAAGCCGAAGGAAATCTTCGCAGATGCTGTGGCCGCAAGCAGCACAGCGATTCTGATTGGAGAACTTGCGAAGCTGCTTAGACAGAACGGCATCGACATTGGACAGAACAGACTGTTTGATTGGATGAGAAAAAACGGCTATCTGATCCGGCAGAAAGGCAGCGCTTACAATACGCCGACACAGCGAAGTGCCGACCTTGGCATCCTGACAACAAAGGAGACGGTGATCGTCCGTTCGGATGGCTCTACAGAAGTCAAAAAGACAGTCAAAGTCACAGGAAAAGGGCAGCAGTACTTTATCAACAAATTCCTTAAGGCTGCCAGCTGATCGGAGGTGAGCGCATGAAACGGAAAGGGAATGATGACGAGCTGTATCTCGCAAACGTGCTTCACTTCGAAACCTGTACGGTCTATCTTTACAGGCCGATACTGACACCGGAAGAGAGGGAACGCCGGTATGAAAATATTCGCAGGGCACTGCGGAGAATAGGACCGTCGCTTATTGCGGCGGAACAAAGAAGAAAGAAAAAGGAGATGGAAGAGCGTGAGCAAGTTGCAAATTCCTGAGTGGGAGAAGAGAGAAAAGACGATCTATGTCGAATGTGAAGAGGTGGACGACCACCCGGCTATCAGCCCGATCAAAGTGGCAGCATGTGAGGTGGCGTGTGGTATGCATCTGCTGGCCTTTCTTGCATCGGCTTGTATCTTCGTGAATACTAGCTTTAACATCTCGACGCTGTTATTCACTTTGTATTGTGCCTTTGGGGCGTTCTGGTTCGGATCAGCCGCAAGCAGCATTGGAGGTCTGGATGAAGAATAGAAGAAATGACGAGTGGATGGAAGCGTTTGCTTACAAGATAGCGCTTTCTGCTCCGTGCGTATGCATGGGGACCCTAGCTGCTTTAGTGTGGGCGGTTATCTTGAAACTTTTGAATTCAATGGTTTTCAAGGTTATCGTGTCAATTCCGGCGGTCATCCTGCTTGTATCCATTGCCATTCTCTTATACGAGATATGGAGAGGCGATTTTGAAGACAATGATTAATATTTAGGAGGAAACAAAATGGTTATCAAAAATGATGATTTTGACAGAACTTTTTGAGAACAAAGCAACTGTCACGCAGGACGTTCTGTTTACGATCCTCGGCGTTGAGAAAGGAAGAAAATGAAAAATCTAATATCCACACGCAAAATGAGCCATGAAAAGTGGCTCGAATACAGAAAAAAAGGTATCGGCGGATCGGATGCCGGTGCGATCTGTGGTCTCAATCCGTATGTGTCGCCTGTGACGGTGTGGGCTGACAAAAAAAGCAAGATTCCGCCAAAACCTGATAACGAAGCGATGCGTCAAGGTCGAGACTTTGAAGACATCGTCGCAAAGCGTTTTTGCGAAGAAACAGGCAAGAAAGTCCGCCGTTGCAACTATATCATCCAGCACGACGAACATCCTTTTATGCTGGCGAACGTCGACAGATTGGTCATCGGAGAGACCGCGGGACTCGAATGCAAGACATGCAGCGCTTACGGTGCCGATCAGTGGAAGAACGGAAAGATTCCACCACATTATGAAGCTCAATGCTTGCATTATATGGCAGTGACAGGACTTGATCACTGGTATATCGCATGCCTGATATTGGGTGCAGGCGGCGGCCTTGTCTGGAAGAGAATAGACAGAGATGATGATGCAATCAAATTTCTTGAATCAATAGAAGAAAGATTCTGGAACAGCTACATCATCGGTGATGACATCCCAGATCCAGATGGAAGCGATGCATATAGCGACATGCTCAAGCAGTTCTATCCAAGAAGCAGAGAAGACGTAGAAACCGTTGAATTATACGGATACGACGAAAAGTTAGATAGAATCATGGAGATTAATGAACTTGTTAAAAAGCTGAATACAGAAAAAGAACAGCTTGAACAGGACATTAAACTCTATATGAAAGACGCTGAGCGCGCTGAGTCTAACCATTATCGCGTGACATGGAAGACGACGACTTCTAATAGGTTAGATAGCAAAAAGCTTAAAAAAGAACTTCCAGCAATCTATGAAGGGTATTTAAACAAAGCAGAAAGCAGACGCTTTTTGATTAAGAATTTACAGGAGGAATAAAAATGGCAGATTTAAAAACAGCCTTAGCTGAAAAGGCAGCAGGACAGTCAAAAGATGTAAAAATCACAAAAAACATGAAGATTGAGGACATGATCAAGGCCATGTCGCCAGAGATCAAGAACGCACTTCCAGAGGTTATCACTCCTGAACGATTTACAAGAATGGCGCTCAGCACTTTGAATAACAACGTAAAACTTAGAGACTGTTCGCCTGTAACATTCTTGGCAGCCATGATGAATGCAGCGCAACTTGGTCTTGAACCGAATACGCCACTCGGTCAGGCTTATCTTATCCCGTACAGAAATCACGGCAAGATGGAGTGCCAGTTCCAAATCGGCTATAAAGGCCTTATTGACCTTGTCTATAGAAATCCGAATATCCAGACCGTACAGGCTCAGTGCGTTTATGAGAATGATACTTTCGAATATGAGCTTGGTTTAGAGCCGAAGTTGGTTCATAAGCCTGCTTTAACAGACAGGGGCAGCTTAATCCTTGTTTACGCTCTTTGGAAGGCTGAGAACGGCGGATACGGCTTTGAGGTAATGAGCAAGGATGACATTGATGCTCATGCAAGAAGATACAGCCAGTCATACAACAGCAGCTCTATCCCGTGGAAGTCAAATTTTGAAGAAATGGCGAAGAAAACGGTTATAAAAAAATGCCTTAAATATGCACCTCTCCGATCAGACATCCTTAGAGCTGTCAGCAATGATGAAACGATCAAGAGCAGCATCAGCGTTGACATGTCTGAGGTCGCTCCTGATGAAGTAGCTGGCGAATATGAGGAAGTAGAGAGCGTTCAGGACGAATCGTTGAACGAATAGAAAGGGGTAAAGAATGAAAGGCTACAAAGGATTTAGAAAAGGTCTTATATGCAAAGGAAAACAATATGCGGAGAATACTGTTTTTGAAGAAGAAGAAGCCGTGATTTGTAAAAAAGGGATGCATTTTTGCAAAAATCCGTTTGATGTTATTGATTATTACGGATTCGTAGATGAAAACGGTCATATGAACGAGTTTGCGGAAGTTGAAGCTCTTGCTGAGACAGATACAAACGATGATAAAAAGTATTGCACGACCAAACTGAAGGTAGGTGCAAAGCTGTCGTTTGCCGGATTTGTTAAGACGTGCGTTGATTTTGTTCTCGAAAAAACGACGGTAGAGATGGAAGGTGC